CCCCCTACTTCCAATTAAAAGAAAAAAATAAAATATTTATTAATATAACTAACTGATAATCAACTACTTACAAGACACTAACACAGCCAGTCAGTTCTTCTTCCGACCAATTAACACAACATCATCACATCAGTACGCAATCAATACAAGTTCATTCACTTGCAATCAATCAATACAAGTAAATACACTTGCTTTCATATCCTCCGATTTTAACTTAATTATCAAATAGATTAATGCTAAATATTAATAAATATCGTCATAATTTCAATATTTGGAAGCAATCTGACCATTCGTGCGAAATACGCAAAATATGAGAAAAATATAACTACTTGATAATCAGACACTTACATAAAACAAGAGAAGGTAACAATCAATAACATTGACCATTACCTTCATAAGATTAACAGAAAGATTATATAACTATTTCATTATCAGATAGTTACGTGATTCTCTAACTAATATATCTAATTCATGTTTTAACTTGTCTGGACTTGGAATTGCACGTTTACTATCAAATGCAATTGAAATACGTCCAACTATAATTCCGTCCACATCTTTAATTGACTTACATGCAATATAACTTGAATCACATATATCCATGTGCTGTTTATATTTATAATCAATTTCTTTTACATCTTCTTGATTACCAAGGAAATAACTATGTGTATTGATAAATTGTGGTAGTCGATAAAGTCCCATCATCTGTTGCTGGAAGTGTTCAGCAATAAGTTCAACATTTGCATCTTCATCTACAACTTCCTTTACAACACTTGACTTACTAAATGGTGCGCCACCAAGACATGATTGACCATTATGGTATGCGAACAACAATATGCGTGCAGCGTTTAATCTCATCCTTGACTTCTGCATTTCACAATCAAGGTTTAAACTAATCAGTCCAAGTTCTTGAATTTGATTTTTCTTCTTTTGTTTATCCTTTTCTTTTTTTTTAGATTTAATTTTTTCAAGAATATAATTTGATAGAAGAAAAATCATAACACCAGATGATATGTATATCAGTACATTACCTTTAATTATTTCAGACATCCAAATGGATTTGCCATAATATATTAAGATTAAGATTGCACCTGCAACAGATACGTTCTTGATGATATCAGAATATGATAGTTTCTTAATTACATTTATCCAGTTTGCCAATGATTCAAGAATCGTCTTTAAGTTATTGATTATCAAAGATTTCATAAATTAAAATGTGTTTTTCACTTATATAATATAAATATCAAATTACTTGACAAATGGATAATTTTGAATCAATCCACCTTGCACAAATACTGGTTGCCCTTGTTCATTACAAAATACTGCAGATTGATTGTTTTTCACTTTAATCAACACCATGCCTGAATTTTCATGGTCAATTTTTCCGCCAACGAAATGACTAACAGCAATTCCATATACCTTTGTATCTTCTTCCATTTCAATCGGTGTCATATCATTATAGATATTGTTCAAATTTTCATCAGTATAGAAACCATCAGCAATTTGATGTTGGAACATTTCAGCATCATATACTTTACCATCATCCTCCGCATGAGAACCAAGTGCACCAGTGATGTGATGTCGTGGTGCGTTATATCTAAAGTAATCTGTACCTTTGGCAGTACGTGGATAAATTGATGCAATGGATTTTCCAGTAATATTCACCAATTTCATCTTGGTCCAATATGCTGCCTTATAGTCACTTACAAGTTCACGCAAACCAGTATATCCCAAATCATATTTTGGTTTTTCATTGTTGTCCAAGAAAATGAAATGTGGTATTCCGTTCTCATCCTTGCTGACTGTTATGAATTTCTTGCCATTTTCATCAACGAAATTTGTTCTATTTGCAATCAAATTAATCTCATTCAAATTCAAATCAATTCCAACTTTCTTTAAATTACCATTAACTTGATTTATAATTGCCAATGTAATCTGATTTGCCTGCTGATTTATGATTGATTGAAGATTAGTATTTGTGACGTAATTGTCTGATATATTTGTATTTATCTGATTTACTTTGCTTTCAATTTGGTCATTCTTGACATTTATGCTTGCAATTGAATTGACATTTGATTCAATCTTACCAGTTAACTCATTTATTTTGTTTTCATTTCCTTGCGCAAGTAATTTAATTGAATCAGTTACTTCAAGCAGTGCATTATGATTAAGAGTGATTGGTAATACAAGTGAATCTAAATTTGAATAGTTCTTATATAATTTTACATTTAAAGTACTTGGAACATTTGCTTTATCTTCAATTTGATACGTTTTATTAATTTTCCACAAACCTGTATTATCTGGTGTAATTTTAATTGTATCAAAATTTGTCCCTGATATATTAATCCTTACAACATATTCACTGATATCTGTTGGTGTAACTGCTTGATTATCTTTATATTGCTTGATATATCCATTACAATTAATTGACAATTCATGATTAACGTTATACACATTTTGTGCAAAATCGACTGTCAATTTAATTGATTCACCTTGTTCTCCTTTGGTGCCAGTTGCATTTATACCTGAATCTTTGTAAACTTTATTTGTCTTATCCCAAATCATCCAATGTCCATTGCCTCCAATGTACGGCGGTTCATTTTCATTTTTTTCTTTCAAAACTTCCTCCAATGACTTGCCACCTTGTACTTTGAAGTTTCCGATGAATGAATTTAATTTCTTTGATAAAACGTTTAATCGAAATGGCTTCAACTCATAACGATTGATACCTTCATACTGACTAATTGAAGGTGCAAGTAATTCACTATCAAGAAATTGCGAATTATAAGCAGATATGATTATGGCTGATTGTCTTGTCTTATCCGTTGTGTTACCTAACTGACATATTTCATCCTCCGCTTGTGGTATTGCGTTTGACTTTACATCACAATCTGTTGCACTCAGGGTTATCCAATGATAAAATTTTCCGTCCTCCTCGTGCGGTGTATTTGACACTGCAACTACCTTTCTCCAATAGTAACGATTATTGACATTAAATTCTGAATCATATGCAGCGTTAAATGTTTGACATACTACTAAGTCGTTGACTGCAAACATGTTACCAACTTTAGCGACATCATCGGAAGCGTGGAAGAAACACATATAATTTCCTAAAACATTAACCACTTTGTAAATCTTGGCATTTGCAGCGGTCACAATTGTCTGTCCTCGACTGGATTTGATTTGGTCAATCATAAGTTGGAAGAAATGTGCTGTACCACTTACATTAAGATTCGATATACTTGCATCACTTGCTTGTAATACGCTGGTACTCACCGATTTACCTTGAATTTCTGTTCCTGTTACGAAATCTGATGTAATATTGCTAAATTCTCCTTTTTTTGATGTTATTATATCAGTTGTTACATTTTTTGAATTAACAGAATCCGTTGTAACTTCCTGACTATCAACACTATGTGTTGAAATGGTGTTTGCCGTTAACTCACCAATATTACCACTATCAGCAGCAATGTTATGACAAGTCACTGATTCTGAGGCAGTTATATTTTTCACCTTTGTCAAATCACCTTCAACATCTTGCGTTCCGTCATATATATTTCCAAAAATATAATGTGGTGATAAAGTAGTGGTTGAGTTGACTACAGTATTGTTGCCAACTCCTCCACCTTGATTATTATTTTTCTTCTTCTTTGAATAACTTTCAATTTTAATCATATCTGTCAATCTTTATATCTCTTTGAGTGTCAAAGTATTAGAATCATCCATGCAGTTATAACGTATCTTCATTATATGCATATCTTTATTCAAACTCTTTATTTTATAAATATTTCTGAAATCAAAATCATTTGAATCTAATAACGATACTTCATAAATCAATTTAGGGTTTGAATATTCATTGTAATAACTATTAATATAGTGTTCTTCTGCCTTCGCTATCTCATTAGTCACTCCATTATATATTGATGTTAACGGCAATGATGTGTTCATATTTATTACTGCATTCAAATTTACACCGTTGTCAATATTCTTTGCAAGTGCTTCATCTGCAGTCAGTTGAGTTATGAATTTAAATGTAATATCATCTTTTTTATTTACATATTTTTCTGATTCTGCTGATTGATATATCAAATCACTATCACCTTTATTTGTTGTTTTTCCGTTGTCGCTTGCAATTTTACATTCAAATTCTTTTATAAAAATATTCTGTACATGAGGCAACAGTGGCACTTCTCCATTTTGATATTTTCTTCTTCTGAACCAAGTTCTGTGTCGATAATACACTTGTTGATACAATGAACCATTGAAAGGTCCAAGAATTTTAAAACTAACCTTACCCACCAAATTGTCATCCCTAATTATAGGGATTGCGGTACCCTCCTCATTGACATTCATCGTGTAATCAATGTTATTTTGCAAATCAAAATCTTGTCCGATTATTTTATCACCAATTTTAGGATTAAACCCCAAACTCATTGTATGTGTCCAAGTCGTTTTGCCCTGGTGCCAACCATCATCAAGATATTCATCATCTTCATATTTCAGTTCATCCAAATTGATTATAATTCCATAATGTTTCAAGAATTTCATACCACCCTTCTTGATTTCTTCCTTTGTCAGCCATGCATAAATGGTGTCATCCTTGGCAGTTTGAAATGAATTATATTTAACTTCCACACAATATTTGTCACCAATTTTCAGTTCACATTCAAGAATTGGGAATTTAGAAATTGTATCTAATTCCTTATCTTTGCCTTCAATTCTAACTTGCTTAAATTCAAATGAATGCAGTGCTTTTTCTTTTGTCCAAGGCGTAATTGATTGGTCGTTCTTGATATAATCATTATTGCCAACTTCATCTGTTGGTGATTTTGATGTGTACCACTTTCTTGTATAATATCGACCGTCACCATTCTTGTCGCTCGGTACCGTTGAATATTTGACCACTTCATATTGTCTGATTTTTTCATACATACCTGCCCTTATGTTAGGGTGCATTCCATGATGAAGTTTAGGGTCATTCAATGTCTTCTTATCTATTGATTCACGTACGATTGGTTGTAAATTAATTTTACCAGAAAATACAAGATAATTGGTTGTAACATCATCAACAGGTGAGAAGACAGCACCGCTTGATTTACCAATGTACTCAATCATACCTGTATGTGACTTCAAATCTGATACAGATGGGAATGATTCAGTTGGATTATCCTTTTCATTGCCGTTCACACTGATAATCAGATAGTTAGACATGTCAATCTTATTAATAACGCTGTTGTCGGTTGCCTTTGCGCCCTTCTCAACAGAACCCATTGACATCAGGCAAGGTGTCAATGGATTATCAAACAGATATTTTGCGACCTTCCATTGATTGATATATTGGTTATTTTCTTTCTCATATATTGATGTAAGTGGCTGATTATTAGGTAATTTCAACACCCAATTCTTCGATTCCATTACTTGTATGTACCAATCTGTTTCAGTATATGCATCATAAGTTGTGGACTGACCCCGAACACCAGCCATGAATGCATCCCATGCTGAATTGCCTTCACCAGCGGAAGAAAATTCAGTCATATATAACTGCTTTGATTTATACAATGAATATAATGAATCATCATCAAGTGGTGATTCAATTATTGTATCTTGTTTCTTCAACTCATCAGTAAGAATGAGTTGATTATACACATCTGCAATTGAGATATTGCCGTCATCGCTTGCATACATTTCTTCTGTAAGTGTCTGACTTAAAGGTGTTTCCGTCTTTTCTTCATTTGATAATAAGTCGTACCATTTTGTGTTTTTCTTTCGTAAATGGTCCCAATCAAAAATGTAATAGTCATTTCCAATCTGCATTATATGCAAATTGAGATACTGCAGAATTTCTTTCAAAATATCTTCATCTGACATCACATCATCGCAATCATCACCAATCAAATATGATTCAGATATACCAATGTTCTTGAACACATCCTTAACTGATTGATTATCAATGCCTTTACTTCCGTCAAACCATATATGTGATTTCTTATTTTTGATTTTATCCAAAGACAACAAATCTTTGAATATTGACGACAACATTATATCTTGGAATGATATTGTATTTGCATCAATTTTGAAAGAATCATATTTTGATTTTGTGGTTATTCCTTTATATTTGTAATTCTCCAAAGTTGATAAAGCATCCACGCAATTCACTGTAAATGAATCATATACAGATGCGAAAGGTTGTGTAAAAGTTGCAGGTTCGACAAATCCAGCAAAGAAAGGTGTGTTATTCTTATATATCGTTACGCTGATACTTCTTGCGTTATTGCCAAACAGCAAATGTCCCACGTAACTATCTGATATTAAATTAATTGTGGCGGATGTCTTAATGATTGTATCAAATGTATCATTTGTATTTGTTTCAACAGACAAGGCATCAGGGGCGAAGAATAACCCTTCTTCCCCTATTACCTTTATATCTTTGGTTGCATCACCATCTGTTATAACTATCTGATAATCAACATCTTTTATTGATTTGAAATTACCGCTAATATACATATCTTTCCTTTCTTTGTTATCTTATTCCAGTGTTTACACCTGATTTTCCTTTTATCTTGGAGTAATTCGACATTGCCAAATATAAGTCAGAACCCTTCACTCTTACTGTTGAAGTTACAGCACCACCGCCAACATTACCAGAATCTAAAATGTTAAACAAGTGACTTTGTTGATTTTTATTCAACACCATTTCACCCACATTTGCACGGATTAGTCCCATGTCGCCGCTTGGTGTTCCGCCACCGCCAATCACACCACCATTTGCATATCCTTGAATGGTGCTGATTGTGGTTGCCAAAGTTGCCAAACCTGCCACCGCAAAAGCAATCCATCCAATCGGACCCATTTCAGACGCTTGCGCTGATGCTTGTGCGAAACCCAAAACCAACTGTCCGATTGCTGTCATGATGGCTGCTGCCTTGGCTCCTTCACCACCTCCTGCAATTGCTGCAAGACCTTGACCCATTACTTGCAGACCAGCACCTGCAGCAATTCCACCCTTTTCAAGGTCAGTTAGTTCACGACCATATGCCTTCACTTGTGCATCTGGGTCGTTTAACATTTTGGTAATTTTTTGAAAATTTTCAATTAAACCTTTGAATTGGTTAAAATCTTGATTTTGAAATGAATCGAGTGCAGATTTAAAATCATCGACTTTTTTGCTTGCTTCTTCTAACTTCTTGACATCTTTCAATGTCTCATTTAATTTATCGCCTAATCTGTCAAGTGCCTTTTCTTCTGCTGTAAAGTCAAGCGCAAGACCCTTCTTGTCATTCATCGCCTTCTCAAGGTCATCCATTTGTGACTTGATGGCTTGGATTTTGTCGGTCAAGTTGCTTTTCTCATCATTCCTATCATCCTGATTATCAATGATTTGTTCAGATTTTGTCTTCTGTCCATAATTATCAGAATTTAATGCCTTCTCACTTGCTTCATTCGCTTTCTTGATTGCTTCTTCTCTTTTCTTGATTGAATCTTCCGCTGACTTACTTGCTTCATCTTCCGCTTTCTTCGCATCATTTACCTTCTTGACATATTCTTGAAGTTGTGCATTTAATTCATTGCGTTTACTCTTTAGAGTTGTAATTGCCTTTCCCTCAGCGGAATACACATCTATCAATGAATCATACGCTTTGATTCTGTCCTTTAATTCATCACCAACATTGTCGTAATATCCAGTATTCTTTTTATTCTGAATTTCTTTAGAATCCTTTTGGAACTTAACTTCTGCCTCCTTGATTCTGTCTGCAGATGTTTTGACTTTCTTTTCCTTCTTGGCTTTGACCTTTTTCTTCTTTTTCTTCTTCTTTCCATCGTCTCCACCATCATCTTTTATTACTGGTTTTGGTGTTGATGTTACTGGTTGTGGTTTTTTGTCTTCCTTCTTTGGACTTGGTTTTTTATCCAGACCTTCTTTTTTGATTTGTTTATCAAGTACTTTATTAATCCATCCATATGCCTCTTTAAGTACATTTGTCAAAGCAACAAATTTATTAATTATCCATGTAATCGGGGCATAAAGTGCATTTAGAAATACCTTCAAACCGCCAAACGCACCGCCTGCAGAAGTGATGTAATGTATTCCAAGTTTGAACGCCTTTGACATGATTGACCATTGGGTTGTAACTATATCAATCACATTACGAATTAAAGCCAGCGCACCTTTGAAGTAATCTGTCTGTGTAAATGCTTTGATGATTACTGCAGTGAAGTCAATGATTGTGCTGACAAAATCCACTACAAATCCATCTACAGTTGCAATGTAACTTCCAAATGATTCAAATATCCCTGACCCTCCAATTACTTCTGTAACTACCTGTACAACAGTATCATACAAGTTTCCAAGCGATTCAAATAGATTTGAAACACCATCCTTGAGATAACCAACTGATTCTCCAAATGCACCAAATGATTCATTGACAGAATCGGAAGGATTAACAAGTGCATCAATTGCGGATGAAAGAAATTCAAACACTTGAACAAGCCCTTGCGCTGCCTCCTTTACCATCGGTAATAATGACGTACCGATATTTGCCAGTGTATTATTCGCTGCCTCCCCCAAGTTACTCATTACACCTTCGAATGTAGAAGATGAATTAATTGCACTTTGATAAAATAGACCTCCAGCGGATGTTGCATCGGTTAGTGCCTTGTTAATGTCTTCAATCTTAACTTTGCCCTCGCCAACCATTTTATTAAATTTTCCAACACTGACACCCATTGATTCAGCGATTTGATTCACACCAAAACCAGCGTTTGCCATCTGATTCAAATCCTGCTTCATCACTTTTCCGCTGGCACTCATCTGTCCGTATGCAAGTGCAAGTGAATTTAGATTTTCCTTGTTACCCATGGCAATGTCGCCAAGTTGCTTCATCACTGGCAACACTTTTTCCTGAGCGACACCATATCCAAGCATGGTTGTGGCTGCTTTAGCAAGACCTTCCGTATCGTAAGGTGTTGATTGTCCGTAATTTTGCAACTCTTTGCGAAGTGCAACACCTTTATCCATGCTACCCAAAAGAGTACCAAGATTTGTGTCCAACGTTTCCAACTCGCTTGCTGCCTTGACAGAAGCCACGCCAATTCCAGCAATGGCACCACTAATCATTCCGATTGCGCCAATTGGTGTTGCCAACTCAGCCAATGCAGAAGTAGATACGCCAATCTTGGAAGTGAATGAATCAAGAAGTCCAGTTGCGTCCTTGATACCAATATGCACCTTCTTCATGTCACCGCTATTCTGCAGGCGGTCCAATGCTGCCTTCGCTCTATTTACACCGCTTTCTAACTGTCCAGTTTCAATTGAAAGTTCTGCGACATATCTACCATTTGCCATTGTCTTCTTGTGTTTTTCTTGATATTATTTTTCAATTAAACCTTGTGATTGATATTCTTCTTTGTGTTTAATTGCTTCATTTTTCATCTTTTCAATATATTCTTTTGTCAATTCTACTTTCTTGACATTTCTAACCATCTGATTATCAGCATCATCCCATGGCAGTGACATTATGTCAGTTACCTTTAGATGCTTGGTACTTTGTGACTGACAAACCGCATACATGATGTTGCGTGTTCGTTCCCAATCTCCTTTAACTTTTAGATGTAAATTTGACAATATTGGATAAAGTTCATACGGCTGCATAACATCAAGATAGTAATTGATTGAAACACAGCCGTATTCAATGCATAATTTAATCATTAAATCTGTATAGGTGTATTCAACTATTTCTTCACCTTTTTTTTTGAATCATCATTCCCAAACTGACCATTGAAATTCATTGATGAAGTCAGCCATGTTTGAAAATCAGTGATTGCAGTTGGATTATCATCAAGCCAATCAATGTAATCATCCCAATCAATTTGTTCAGGATTCGCACTTGCTGATATAACTGAGAAGAAATAAACAATTACATCAGTGATTGTTTCTGGCTTGAATGATTTTTTTGTCATTGCCTCATAGATGATAAGTGAACGAAATGAGTTTTTCAAAGTAATCTCTAAATCTTTAATTTTAACTTTCATATTAATCTTTTTTTTAATCTTTATTTATACTATATATAAATAGTATATAAATTAAAAAAAGAGAAAAGATTTATTCAACCTTTTCTCTTAAATTTCGTAACTAATTAGTTATTAAACACTTGCCTGACCGTTGCCTTTGGTAAGTGGACCAACGCCATTGAACTTAACAGTATAAGTTGCGACAGCACCGTTGTTGGCACTGAGTGATAAACTTGTGATAACTGCCTTGCCACCATACATGTTATTGCTTGATTTCCAACCAGTTGCAGGTGTAACCAAACCATCCTCATCTGGTGCCTTGATTGCTGCACCATTCGCAACTGTTGCGAATACAAGGTCAATTGGTAAGTTCTTCACCATGCAGTCAACTAACTTGTTGTAGTCGTCCAAAGTAAAGAGGTCATCGCTTGATGCTGTCCATGATATCTTGCCCAATCTTGATGCTGACCATCTGCCATGGTCCTTTGATGAAATATCAACAGCATCAGCAGACATTTCAACAGATAAATTTGTTGCCATTGCGAGACAAGACCCTGATACCCAGAGTTGTACGTTCTCGCCCATTATTATTTTGCTCATTTTTATAAAATTTTATAAAGGTTATTTTGTAAATTATTTTTTTCTTATCTTGTAGTGATTGCCTTAAATGTCAATTCTTGGCAATACATATCATTCGTATAATATTCTGCTGTCCCAGTCAAATCGCATCTGTAGAAGTAATCATCCTGGCGCAATTCGAATAAATTTCTGACAATCTCAGCAATTTCCAACGTTTTATCCAAATTTTTGTAAACAATCAAAAAACCAAAGTTCACTTCATCCGCTACAGATAGACCCTTTACGGTTGTAGGTGTTACACTATCTTTCTGATAAACAATGAAAGGTCCATCAATTTTGTCAGTATTTTTCACGATTGGATATATTTCATCACCAACGATTGATTGTATCTTTGTGCTTTCCTTTAGTATCTTGTATATCTTTGAATCAATTGATATTCCACTCATGATTATTTCTTTAATGAATTGATTATGAACTTGTTATATGCTTTTTCCAACGCTTCTTGATAATTTCCATCAAGTGATGATTCAACTTCTGATTTTGTGCTTTCAATGGCAGGATTGAAAAATGGCGTTGTTTTCATTTTGCCCCTATACCAGCCGTTCTTGGTATATCTTGATTGTGTACCATTTTCAAAGAATTTCAAACGAAAGTCAGCGGATTTACCTTTACCCATGATTTCGACAACACCCCTGATATCGTTCTTTTGCTCTTTATAAAGTTTGACTAATATACCCTTAATCAAACGCAAACCCCATTGATTCTTTCCTGAATTATATCTTGGTGTTACACGTTTCAGATTGTTTTTCGCTTCTTTCTGAACTATTCTTAAAGATTTTTTCAAACCATTTCGCAACGCTGTCTTTAATCTGTTTGGGTTAATGTTATCAAGCCAAACACCATAACCATTTGAATACCAAGTAATTTCCGTGTTTTCCATTTTATTCAGTAATTAATTCAGTGGTTATTATCTTCTTCTGTTGGTGTTTATCATGATTTATGGACTTAATTCTGTACTCTTTTCCATCGTATTCGATTAAATCCTTTTCCGTTACATCGACATAATCCCAAACTTCAAACTTATATTGGTAGTCCCAAACGATATCTTTGTTTTCAATCGTTCGATTACCGCTTGAATATATCACCCTTGCACGTGTTGTCCGTAACTTCACATATTTGTGTTCCTTTTGTCCACTTTCGTTGACTGTTGTAACACGTCTTTTAATAGTAATTAATTCCGTTAATAGTCCAGCACGCATTAGAATTTTCCTCCATTAATTTGATTAACTTCAAGGGTTGTTGTATTTCCGTCTTCTGTAACTTCCACTGATTCAGAACCTTGCAGTGTTTTATTATTTAAATCGTCAACTTTTGTCTTTAAATCTGTCACATCTCCATGCATTTCTTCATATGAAGTTTGTAAAGTTGTAACATCCGCCTTGGTATTATTCATATCTGATTCAACACTGCTTACCGTACCCATTATTGAGGATAAATCACCATTTAATCGTACAATTTCATTTGTATTATTATCAATTTTGTTCTTCACATTATCAATTGATTGATATATGTCTTGAAATGAATATCCAATTGTAGTTTCAATTTCAGAATTTTTATTCTTCATTTCTTCAAGTTTATCATTCATTTCTTTATTTTTCCTCATCAACTCATCAATTGAATTAATAAGTGTGTAATTGCTTGAATCAGAATGACTTGCAGAATAGTTACGATATAAATCTATTAAGAAAGTGTATGAATTTCCAACTTCATAATTAGCGTTGAAAGCAATATGTTCTCTATTTGCGTAATATGTAGCAAGTAATAACAACATCGCTTGAATTAATGGCGTTGGCAATTTGCCATGATTAGCATTGGCAAGATATACAAATGAATCATCAATATGGCGTTCTACGACTTGTTCCACGACATCACCAAGATTTGATAAATATGCATCATCAAGTGTGAAGTCATTATCAAGGTTAAGATGTTCTTTTATTAGTTTTAATGTTAAATGATTCATTTTCAATATGTTATAAAATTAAAGGGTAGTGGCAATTAATGTCACCACCCTTTTTTATTATGATTTAATTTGAAGTAATATTCAATTATGCCTTGGTTACGTCACCACTTATGACTGCGCCTTCTCTTGCAAGTGCAGCGTCAAAGTATGCATTAACAGTCAGAAGTACTTCACCATATGCAGCACGTGTGTAATTATCAACGACAATTTCAGTGCCACCGAACTGTCCAATGTAAAGATTTGAGAAATCACCATATAACACAGCATTCTCAGGGGCAGAACTGGTTGAAAGACAAGGTGTTCCGTCAACCTCACCCTTATCATACACCATTTGAGTGTTGTTTGTACCCTTCTGTAACTGACGCAATGCTGCTTTTGCCTTGTTGCCTACAATATAAGTACGATTCTGACCAAGATTTTTCTTGTCTGCTTCTGCCTCCATGTCACATAATGCCTTGTATGTCTTTGCAGATACTGGAGTTGCAGCATAAATTCCCTTTGGTGCGGTTGCATCGTTAACGACATTTGAAAGAATTGTCTTCTGTAATTTCTCAGCCACTGCAGACATGATGTTTTCCTTCAGGATTGCCTCCGCTGAATCGCTTGACTGAATCAAGAACTGTTTGCTAACTGGAAGAATTACGCTAATACGCTTTGGTTTCAATGTTACGCCATTCAATGATGCTGTTGCATCGTTTGCAACATTACCAACTTCTGATGCCCACTTTGCCTCACTACCAATGAGTGATGGCAATTTCAAATCATTTTTCAAGCCAGTCATAAACTTTGCGCCTGCCTTTGCAAGTACCAAGTTATCTCTTAATGGCGCAAGAATGTCAGCAACATCAACACCAACAGTTGCACCAACTGAGTCGGTAACACTAATTGAACGTGTTTCTGAAGGAATTACCAAATTGCCTTCAGCCGTAAGGCCTGCGCTTCTCATTTCATTGCGTCCTGCTTCGCTAACTGCTGCAGTAACTTCATCAACTGCTTTACCATTTGCCATTTGGTTAATAGCACGAATTAATTTAAATTCTTTATTCATTTTAATATTAAAATTACGTTTATCGTTATTAGTTTTATCTTTTTCTTTATCCTCAACCTCCTCATTCTCAGATACTTCCGCATCATCTTCTTGCTTGGTATCTTCATCTGTATCAGGGGTATCAGTTTCTGTTTCTGTAACTTCCTTTACATCTTCAACTTCTTCCTTGTTGGAATCATTATCATCTGTATCAGGTGTTTCATCTTTCTTTTCATCTTCAACTTCTTCTGTTTCAGTTACTTCCGTATCTTCTTTATCATTTGGAAGTGATTTTAATTGAAAAGTTAAAGCATCAACCATTAGTTGCTCATCCTCAGTCATTTCACGCCCTTCATTCTTGGCGTTATTGACTATTTCATTGATTTTTTCTTTCAATTTATCTTTCATATTTATAAATATTTCTTTTTAAGAAAAAATAACACTTTTCTTATTATAATTTATTAATTTCGTTCAAAAAATCATCATATTTCTTGGTTAATTCTTCTTTTTTTCGTTTTTCTTCCTCTATAAATTTGTCATAACTTCTACAACTACATGTTGCCGTGCTATATGCAGGTTGATACACTGGACTGACATCATATAATTTATCAATCTTCTTGATATATCGTTTAATTTTACCAGTTTTCACATTTTTCTTCCATTCTTGACACTCATCATCATTAGTTGGTAATGAAAATGAGAAAGATGAACTGTCAATTATACCACTACGAATGTAACTTAATACGGTATCACCTAATTCATTTTCCAAAACATCAAAATCATATTTAAGACCTTGATTATCAATGGTTAACTTTAGATTACCGACTCCATATTTGCAACGTGCCAATACCTTCTCACTATCATGATTTAATAGCGCAAATATATCACTTCGCTTTAATGTGTCTTCATCAATCGCACTTGGCAAAATGACTTCATAAAATCCAAGGAAGTTTGATTCCTCATTGAATCTGATTGCGTATCCACTTACATGTCTGTCTTCGTTTTTGATTTCTGATTCAATTTTCCTTATTTCTTTATCAATTTCCATATTAGATTAATTTTTTTTCTTCATTATCTGAATTATCTGATTTGGCTGCATCAGCGATTGTGTTTTGACTTACATCTGTAAATGCCATTGTCAGTTTATCACCGCCTTCTAATTCGCTGAGTCCCAACTCTTTGCGGACTTCGTTGACGGTCATAATACCATTTGATACCAAGGTAGAATAATAACTTGCTTCTGTTTGCTTGGTTGTCTTGAGAAGATAATTAACATCAAATTCAATTTTGATATTTTTATCTGGGTTCAACTTCAACTTAAATTCCTCCTCAATCATTGCAATATAAGGCATCAGCGTGTGGATAAGGAAATCACTTTGCACCATCTCCAATGTAGTGTATGATGTACTATCTTTTTGACCCAAAAGAATTGGATTGATGCCAAAAAACCTTGCAATATCTGCGACATTGTACTGTCTTGTTTGCAACATTTGTGTTTCTTCTGCGTTCAAACTCAATTTTTGAAATTCCATGTTACCCTGCAATACTGCGATTGAAGTATTACTGTTAGTAAATGACTGATTCCAAGTTGACAAGATTTGTTCACGTTGTTCTTTGTTAAGATTGGTGTTAACTTTCAGAATACCGCTTACATTGCCACCTTTGCCGTAAAAGTCGCTTGCGCTATTTTCAACATTTGAAGCCAAATCCAAACTACGTTTTGCAAATGTCAGAACTGAAATACCATTATATCCGTCATAACTATTCTTACGCAAATGAATCATATTTGATGGAGGAATTGGTAACGGTGATATCTGGCTGCAGGTATAGTTAAGTGTACCATTATACTTGTCATAATTAATTACAACATCACTTGAATCAATGAATTGCAAATTAATTGGTGTTCTATCTTTTCCTCGCTGTATATACGCAAAGCCATTACCACGCACCAGAACTGATTGTATTAACTGCTTGATTAGCAAATATTTAGACATAAATTTGTTATCATTATCAAATAATAAATTGAGATAATGATTATTCAAATAGTTGTTTTTTCCCTTCGAATTTAACCGTTTAATCTGAATTGGAAGCATCGCAATTCCATCAGATATTAATTCAATGCTGCGATATGCAGCAGATAGATTCATTGCGCCAAATGATGCAAATATACCGCCATAATTCAATGCCATTGGCGGAACATAATCTGTCATATTTCTGTCTTCTTTGTTTTCATAGCCAAAGAATTTCTTTACATTTGTTAACATAATTAAAATTGATATATCATTTATAAATAGTTGATTAGCAGTGAATTAATCAAAATTTGATACTGCTATTTCATTATCATAGTGTGTTTCTTGCAGATATCCGCCAAGTGCCATTATCATCGCAATTACACCATCAATCTTTTGCATTGGTGTATTTTTTGTGATTTTCACATTATCGTTCCAATCGCATTTTGGAACTGAATTTTCAAAACAAAATAAAGTAATTGGATTCTTATCAATGATAACTTTTTCTGACAAAATTAATCGTTGTAACTCCTTGGTCGGTCGGTTCATACTTCCAATTGATTGAGAAAATGGTACCATTGGCAATCCGTCCTCCGTGCATTTAATTACGAAATCACGACTATTCCAATCATCATAACTTATCTTATTGATTAACAAGGTGTTCTGTATTTTCTTGATGTCGTTGAATACATAATTATAATCTGTAACATTGCCAGATGTGATTGTCAAATAGCCACCTTTTGCCCATTCTTGGTAAAGTTGTGAATTGATGTTATCCTTAAGACATGATTCAGGCAGATAGTAATATGTTTTGAAAAGATACTTATCATCAATTTGAATCATAATTGATAATGCTGTCAAGTCACTCACTGCAGCCAAGTCAAATGAAACATAACAGAACATATCCTTATATTGCTGTAAATCAACTACTTCCATTAAATTGGCTACATTCTGTAATGGAATCCAAGTTGATGAACTTGAAACCCATTGGTTGAATAACTTGGTGCGGATTGATACTTCTTGAATTGGATTATTTTCACACTTCTTTATTTGTTGCTGTAAAAATTCTTCATTTATACTTATATCCAGATTTGGATTTGCTTTTATCCAGTTTCTTTCATCTTTATAATCATCTTCATCGTCCAACGTATAAATTGCGGTAAATAGGGAATCATCATTTTTTAATCCATTTAACACATCAATTCCAGTTTGTTCCAACTCTTTGTAAAATCCGTTTAACTGAAACCCTCGAGTGCTGCAGGAACATATAAGTGGTTGAAGGCGTGAACCTTGCGAAGTTTCCAACACGTCCCATAATTCAGATGAAGGTGCTGCGCCTGTCTCATCTTCAACGGCAAAACTAACATTTAATCCATCCAATCTTGAAGCATCGGAAGATACAATCTTCAATGTTGAATCTGTAATTGGAAAGTTTATGGAATCTCTATAAAATTGAAAATACTTTCCTTTCTTGTCAAGTTTTTTCAAGTAGTTTGAACACATTTTAAAGAGAATACTTGCTTGCGCTGATGAATTAGCACAAGCCACAACCTCCGCACTTGCTTCACCATCTCCAATTAAATGATAAAGTGCCATTGCAGCAATTAGTGATGATTTTCCGTTTTTTCTTCCTATTGATAGAATGAATGTACGAATTACACGTAAGTCATTTTTCTTCCACTTATATCCGTAAATTGCTGCTAATATCCACTTTTGCCATGGCTCCAATTTGAAATTCTTACCTGCAAATTGTCCTTTGAAGTGCTGTAATTTTTCAATAAAATTGATTACTTTCAGAACAGCATCAACATCAAAGTATCTATCATTTAAGTTAAGCCAGTTGATGAATCGTTGACATGCCAGACGGATATGTGTGCAAGTAACCACTTTTCCATCTATAACATCGAATGGATAAGTGGTTATTTCCTTTTTAATTCTTTCAATTATTTTTTCTTTTTCCGTCTTCATTTTCGTTTCAAATTAATTAGCCAAGCAGTGTTTTGATTGCATCTTCTTCATCGCTGTCTACCATTTTATCTTTTAACTTGTTTTCACTTAATGGGCTGATTGTCAACGAATTAACTAACTTCTGTACTTGTATTGATGCATCGTTCATTACTTTAATCATCGGACTTGGTACCATTCCATATTTACTTGGTTGCAGCATACCATTTTCATCAATATAATTTTTTGCTTGTAAGAATATTTCATAATTTGTCGCAAGCATTTGAATCAGTCCTTTCCAATTTTCTTTGATATTCCCAAATTTATCTGTCAGATATTCTTCAACTCCCTTGATATATGCTTGTGTGTTTGTGCTAAATTGCTCTATGTTAGTCATTTACGTTATTTTTTATTCTGATTATTTCCCATTTAAAACCTTTGTAAATATCTTTCTTTGAAGGTCCATATTTGCCGTTGGCTGCTGTCATTATTGAAAACTTCTTATATCCTAATTCGCTGAGTTCCTGCCAATTAGAATAAACAGCAAGACAAAGACCATTGAGGAATAATTGCTTGATTACGTATCTGTATTTGGGTTCTTTTGGCTTTCGTTTTGGCAATATTTCAAACCCATTTTGTAAATTCTTTTCATTTGATTTATACGCATATCTCAAATTGTCCAAACAATTATTCAACTTGTTACCATCTTTGTGATTTACTATAAGGTTCTGATTGTCAGTTGGTTTTGATAAAAACGCATCAGTCACAAGTGTATGAGCAGCCACCAATTTATGATTTCCATTAGAATCATACAACATGAATTGAAGATATCCAGTACACTTGTTGATTGTTCCCTTCAACTCCTTGCCCTTCTTGAGATATTCACATCCACCTTTTCCTTTGCGTTTGAACGATTTACTTCTGACTTGCCCCTGATTGCTCACTTCATATCTGTCTGAGAAGTTGGGAACGTCTTTCCATATTATTTCATTTTTCATATTTCTTTCTGTTATCTTATATATAAATATTAACAAAATTGAAAAAATAATCAATAAATGATAATTTTTTGATAAAAAATAAGGTACTGACTTGAATATCAGTACCTTACAAAAAATAAAATTATATATATTGAAACTAAATAATGAAAAAAACTTACTTATTCTTTAATCTATTTACTTCTTCCTCCAGTGTCTTGATTCGTGCAATTAATGATTGCAATGATACCATTGGCGGAATGACTGTATTATTTCTTTTGTCCGTCATTGGTGATTCTTGGATTAGTACTTCACCATTTGACTTGACTGTCAAGGCGTTATGGCGTTTGTACAACATGCCATTCATATCTTGAACGCCATTACCAACTGCAAAAATAGTTCCGTCACCCTTAATTAGTTCACCTTGTCCGCTGTCCTTTACCGACTCATTTCCGTAACCAAATGCAACTTCATTAGTATTAGTTACTTGGAGATAACTACCAATTGCACATATATTACTGATTAATTTATCATTTACTGTCTTAATTTTATAACCGCTCACAAGTCCATTATGTACATTTGACACTGAATTGTCATCTCCATATACATCAACATATCTGGTTTTTCTATCAATGAAATTG